GGCAAGATCGGTATGCTGGACCGCTTCACTGTGTACGTGTCCAACTTGCTGCCTCGCGGCGCTGCTGGCAAGGCACTGGTTGCTGGTCTGTCTGACCCCGCCACTGGTGGTTCTGTGTCCAACGCCAAGGCCCGTCGTTTGATGGTTGCTGGTACTAAGGCAGCGATGTCTTTCGCCATGACCGTGAACAAGACTGAGCCTCTGCGTAACCAGACTGACTTCGGCGACATCGTCCGTGGTTTGGCCGTGTACGGTCGCAAGACTGTCAAGCCTGAAGCTCTGGTCGTGGCCCAAGTCGGTTCCGCCACCTGATGAAACGGGCCCCTACGGGGGCCCTTTCTTTTCCCCTCATTTTTGGAGATTCTCATGCCTAACGTCACACAATTCCCCCGCAGCATCGGCGGCTACGAAGCCGTCACCGCTGGTACAACTCAAACCCAAGCTGGCGCTACCCAACTGGCTGGCGCTATCAGCTACGTTACAACTGGCAACGCCAGCGACGGCGTGCGCTTGCCCACTGACCTTGCTCTTGGCGACGTGATCTACGTTGTGAACAGCTCTGGCGTGGCTTTGAACGTGTACCCAGCAACTGGTGGCCGGATCAACAACGGTACTGCTAACGCAGCTAAGGCTTTGGCCGCTAACATGTCTGGTGCTTACATCAGCTTGGGCGGCGAAAACTGGGCCGCTGTTCTCAGCGCCTGATCGGTGGCACAATAAAGGGGCTCTTCGGAGCCCCTTTTTACTTTATGGAGCATTGAATGAACGTCCTCGACCTTCTCGCTCGCCTTGGCGGCGAAATCTTGTCCAACAAAGCCCGTGCTGTAGTTGACGGCAAAGTTGTCATCCTAGCCCGTATGAGCGGCAATGATTGGGTATACACCGACGAAGGTCAGGCACTGGCCAACGCACACTCTAACGCCGCAGCGGAAGAGGTCGCAGCTAAGCCAAAACGGGCCAAAAAAGCCGTAGAAACTCCTGTTGAAGCTGAACCTACCCCAGAAGCTCCTGCTGCGGTAGAATTGGCTGATGTAGAGCCTGAACTGTGAGGTAGACCATGGCCACCGCAAAAGTTGTAGACCTTATCTCCCGGGTGCAGACACTGCTCCAAGATACCACGTCCATACGGTGGCCTGTGTTGGAGCTGCAGAATCACATCAACGACAGTTACCGCGAGATCGTCAATCTCCGGCCCGACTCCAACACTGATACTGGTGAGTTTGTCTGCGTAGCTGGGGCTCGCCAAGTCATCACCACCACGTTCGCTTCAGCGCTTCGCGTTGTTGAAGTTATTCGCAACACTGCCACAACGTCCGCCAAAGGCGCAGTCCGCATAGTCAACCGCCGCATGCTCGACGATCAGCGTCGCAATTGGTATGCTGAAACACCGACTGTGGACATCCAGCACTACATGTTTGACCCCCGCTTGCCCAAAGAGTTTCTGGTATATCCACCAGCTACGACAGCGGCACGCCTTGAGGTGATCTACGCGTCAGTACCACTGGCGCACACATTGACTGAAGCACAGCTGATTAACCCATCTACGACTGAAGTTATCCGCATTGACGACAGTTACTTCAACGCCATGGTGGACTACGTGCTGTACAGAGCCTACAGCAAGGACGCAGAATACGCTGCCAATGCGCAACGCGCCGTGGCTCACTACCAAGCCTTCCAGACCGCGCTGGGAGTATCTGCACAGGCCAATGCTGCATCGCAGCCGGGAGCTGCGTAATGGCAAAACTGTGGGCTGACTTTTTACCATTGCTGGCCCCGCATTTGCCCGGGTGCCCAGACCCTAGCATGAGGCTATATTTGGCCTCTACAGCTGCTGATTTCTTTGCACGATCGTACCTGTGGCGCGACCAGATTGACACCATCTACGCCACCACTGGTACTGTGGAATACGACCTTGACGGCGAAGCTGTTATCGAAGATGTGATCTCTGTGGTGCTCAACGAGACACCGCTGGACCGCACCGACTTGCGACTTATAGCGACTGAAAACCTTGGTCAAGTGGGTGAGCCACGCGAGTTTTGGATGAAAGCTGACCGTAGTATTGTGATCTTCCCAACGCCTGAAGAAAACGTGCAGCTCAAGGTGTACGCCGTCCTCAAGCCTAGCCGCTCGGCGACAGGTGTTGAAGACTGGATTTACGAAACTTTTGCAGACAATATCGTGAGCGGCACCATTGCGCAACTCGCCATGATTCCCGGCAAAGAATGGTCTGACATCGCGCTGGCTGGTATGCACAAGGGGCTGTACGAGCGGGCCATCACCAACGCTCGCATCCGAGATTTTCGCGGCGTAAATATGACGGTACGTCAGCGCCCAGCAGCGTAAGGAGTTTGGTATGTCCGAAAAGATTCGACTGGTTCAAGGCGACACCCGCCCAAACCTCGTTGCCACCCTCACAGACTCCACGACTGGCGCTGCGATCAACATCACAGGGGCTACGGTTCGCCTGAAGTTTCGTGCTGCTGGCGCAACAACGCTGCGAGCTACGCTTATTGGCACTGTGACCAACGGCGCAGCGGGTACTGTGGTGTTTGATTGGTCTGATGAGCCCACGTCGCTTGATGGCGCTCCCGGTGACTACGAAGGCGAGATCGAGATCACGTTTGCTGACAACACCATCCAGACTGTGTACGACTTGCTCAAGTTTAAGCTGCGTCAGGACTTTTGATGAACAACACCATCGTCAGCACGGGTCTGGTTGCCACGATCTCGTATGACGATCTGGTGGCCTCTACAACGGCCTCAGTAGCGCAAGCCAGTGTCTCGGCCTCAGTAGCTGGGTTTAGGCTGTCCTACGTGGCCATAGTGGCTTCTGTGGTTCTTGACGAGCTTGGGTTCAACAAGAAGGTCAGGGACGTTGTAAGTACGGCAGACAACACGTCACGGTCTTTTGGTAAGCTGGAGGCGGACTCCGTAGCCACTGTTGACACCACCCGAGCAGCGGTAACAAAGCGTCTGGCCCACTCGGTGTCTGTGGTGGACGTCATCAACATCGTCAAGACAACACTGCGAGCTGTAGACGACACAGTGACCGTGACAACGACCACAACAAAGCACGCTTTCAAGAATCTGCAGCACACGGTAGTTCCCTCAGACGCGGCGGCTTTGTCCGTCAGTAAATTGATAGCTGACGCCTTTGCCATGAACGACGGGGCTGATGTCGGCGATGGGTCTACGTACTCGTTCCAGAAGTACATCAACAACGTAGCGTCTATTGAGGACGCTCGGTTCTTTGACATCGCCAAGACGCTCACAGATGAGCTGGGTGTGGAAGATAGTGTAGCCCTTGCAGCTGTAAAGGCCCTCGCTGACGCGTTTAGCACGAGCTCTGCTACGTTCACTAGCTTTAGTAAGGCACTTGCGGATACACTAACGGCTGCAGACGTTGCGGCTGTAGCGTCCACCAAAATTCTCTCCGACACGGCAGGTACAGCGGATTCAGCGGTACGGTCCACCACCAAAGCGGTCGCAGATTCATTTGGGTTTTCGGAGTCAGGTTCGGTGATCTCGCAAGGGTACTGCGACCTGACATATTTTGAAGCTGATTACGTCGGTGAGTACCGCACGTTTGCATAGGAGATTGTCATGACCCAAGAAACCATCAAAGCCAAAGGCGAGTTGAGCATCAAACTGTTCGGCCCAGACGGCAAACTCAAGAGCGAGAAGATTGTCCCCAACTTGGTCGTGACGACCGGAAGGACGTTTATCGCAGCACGCATGGTAGGCACCCCCACGGCTATGAGCCACATGGCCATCGGCTCTGGTACCACTGATCCCGCTGCTGGCGACACCGCACTGCAGACTGAACTGGGTCGTGTGTCTTTGACCTCCAGCGCTTCTTCTGGTGCTGTGGTGACATACATCGCCTCTTTTGGCGCAGGCACTGGTACTGGTGCGGTCACAGAAGCTGGCATTTTGAATGCTTCCAGCGGTGGAACCTTGCTGTGTCGCACCGAGTTTTCCGTGGTCAACAAAGGCGCAGACGACAGCATGTCGATCACATGGACGATCACAGTTTCGTGATTTGACGCCCTGAGCCAAGTACCAGAGAGGAATATATGAGCACCATCGTTTTGCGCAGCGTCAAGGGAACCCCCTTGACCAACAGTGAGGTCGATTCTAATTTTACGAACCTGAACAACGACAAGACTGAGCTTGGCGGGACGTACTCGTCCGGAACGGCGAATGGTGTGTTATTCCTCAACGGCTCCAAAGTCCTGACCACTGGGTCTGCGCTTCAATACGCAGCATCAGGGAACTACCTTGCCATGACGGACAGTGTTTTCACTGGTCTTGTCGGCAAAGGAAACCAAATTGTAAACGGGGCCGCTGCAAGTGACATGGCGATTCAGTCTTCACTTGGTGGATTTGCTATTGGAACTGGTGCGAATAATGAAAGACGGTTTCAGATAACAGCGACAGGTGAAAGTGTATGGTATCCATCAACTAGTGCTGCTGCTGGCTCCGAACAAATGCGCCTGACCAGCACAGGTCTGGGTATTGGGACGAGTTCGCCTGCTTATAAGCTGGATGTTGCAGGAACTATCAACTCCGGCGCATCAAGCGCCACAGGTTACAACTTGGTTTTCCGCACAAGCGGCATTACCACTGGTCGCGTTCAAACGGGGCTGACCAATACATCTGGCGACTTGTACACAGGCGTTGAAGGCTCAACAGCGGGTCAAACATTGACAGGAAGCGCGGCGTATTCATCATTCATCGGTACGTTTGCGGCCAATCCGCTGTATCTGGTTTCAAATGCAACAATCAGAGCAACCCTCGACTCCTCCGGCAACCTCGGCTTGGGGGTTACTCCGAGTGCTACAAGTGGTAGCTATAAAAATGTGCAAAACGGGCTTGCAACACTCATGGGGTCTTCAAGCGATCCTTCAGCATATTTGAATGCAAACGCTACATTCAATTCAGGTTGGAAATACATTGCAAACGGCACGGCGACCCGTTACGAGCAAGGCGCTTCTCACGCTTGGTTTACCGCCCCCTCCGGCACAGCAGGTAACGCTATTAGCTTTACTCAGGCCGCCACACTGACTGCGGCGGGTGATTTGTTGGTGGGCATGACAAGCTCTAATGCTTATCAACGTGTAAGTTGGAGTGGAGCAAATTCTGGGGATACTTCAATTCCTTGGGCGAACGTCAGTTCTGTAGCCATCAACATAGCAACTCTTTTCCCCTCGCTTAATGTTGCAGCAGGTCAAACCATGAGTTTTATGCTGCAAATCGTCACAAGTAGCACCCCTTCATCGGCAACATCGGCGCGAATTTTGTGTTTAAGGAATGGCAACTCTAGTTGGTCTTTTGGAAGTGTTGAATCTATCGGTACTGGCGCAACAGTTACGCCTTCCGGTTCATCCAACACGATTACTTTGACATTCAGCGGAGGCGGTCAATATGGAATGTGCCGAGTCCAAGCTTTGAGTAATTAAAAACATGATTACCCAACAAAACGTAGAAGACTGCTTTGAGTACCGTGACGGGTACTTATATTGGAAAGGCGTAAGCCATCCAAATAAACAGCACATGATGGACAAACCCGCTGGTTCAATCCACAAGACGGGCTATCGTCACATCACATGGCGGGGCAAGGTTCACAAGGCTCATCGCTTGATCTTTATGCTGCACTACGGCTATCTGCCTCCAGAGGTTGACCACATCAATGGCGACCGTGCTGATAACCGCATTGAAAATCTGCGACCAGCTACACGCAGCGAAAACCAGTGCAATCGCAACGCCTTGGCAAGCAACACATCAGGTTATCCCGGTGTGTCTTGGCATAAGGCCAGCAAAGCATGGGTTGTGCGTGTAATGAAGAACGGTAAGACTGTTGTTCAGCAATACTGTAAAGACTTGGAGTTGGCTGGACTTGTCGCAACCGAAGCACGATCTTTGTATCACGGCTCTTATGCCAAATCTTAACCCCTGAAAGGAAATCATCATGACCACATACAACTGGACGATCACAACCACCAACTACGAAGTCTCTAATGGCTTCATCACCACAGCACACTGGACCGCCACAGCAGTGGACGGAGACTACACAGCCTCCATCTATTCGACCTGCTCATGGGCTGATGGCACTCCTACAGTTCCATACGCTGATGTGACCATGCAAGAGGTGTTGGATTGGTGTTGGGCTTCTGGCGTTGACAAAGACGCCACCGAAGCTGCTATGGCTCAAAACATTGAGTTGCAGAAAAACCCTGTGACCGCTACTGGTACGCCTTGGGCTTCCGAATAAGGACTAGACCATGACGGAGCAGGATATGGTTACAGCGACAGAAGCAAGGCTATCCACCCACGAGGAGGTCTGCGCCTTGCGGTATGAGGCTATACAAAAGTCTTTTGAGTCAGGCTCTAAGCGCATGACCAAGATTGAGTATCTGCTTTACGCTGTCATCGCTGCTGTCTTACTCGGCCCCGGCGTAGCTGCTGAGTTTGTCAAGAAGTTCTTCGGGCTTTGACATGAAAGACTGGGCCGTTAGCTTCATTGCTGCGGCCCTTCTTATTGGCCTTGTCGTTTGGTGCGCCAAAGTATTTGTGTGGGCACTGGTATGAGGGTTAAAATCGCCATCAGCATCGTTGTTGTGTGGTGGCTACTGCAAGTCGCCCTGTTTGCCGTAAGGGGGCTGTAATGATTGATCCTGTAAGTGCGATGGCTGCAGTGAGTGCTGCGGTCAACATGATCAAAAAGGCATCAGCGACTGTCGATGATGTGGCCAGTCTCGGCCCGCTGATTGGTAAATACTTTGACGCCAAGCACACGGCTACCAAGGCAGCGAGTCAGGCTAAGAAAGCTGGCGGCTCCAACATGGGCAAAGCCATCGAGATCGAACTGGCGCTGAAGGCTCAGAGGGATTTCGAGGAGCAGCTCAAGGGCATGTTCTTCTCCACCAACAACATGGATGTTTGGAACTCAATCCAGCAGCGTGTCATGGAGATGAACAAGGAAGACGCGGCAGAGCAAAGGCGTGAAGCTGCGCGTGCGCTCAACGCTGCCAAGAGACGCAAAGAGGTGATCGAGTTGACCATTGCCATCACGCTCATTTCGGTCATTGCGATCATCCTCTTTTGGGGCATCCTTGAGCTAGTCTTTTACTGCGTTGACCACGGGTGCGGCTCATGACATGGACAAGTGGAAAGAAGTCAAGGATGGTTTTGACAAGTGGATCAAGATCAACTGTTACCTCGGCTTCATCTGGGTCGGCTTTAAAGTGCTTCAGTTTTTGCCACCAGAAATCGCCGACCGAGTCATTGAAGCCTTCTTGGAGAAACTAGGCATATGAAAACTGCACTGCTCGTTTTGGCGTTGGTAGCACTGGTCGGTTGTGAAGATCGGTACAGATACCCATGCCAGAACCCTGACAACTTTCACAAGCCCGACTGCATGAAGCCGAAGTGTTTGTTCACACAGCAGTGCCCTGAGTATTTGGTAGCCCCTATCTTGGAGAAGCAAATTGATCAAACTAGACAACCCACAGACACCAAAACTGACCGCTGAAGAGCTGGAGGTTAGAGTGTGGGGCTTTGTGGTCGTAATGATCACACTGATCCTTGCTGGCATCGTATTTGCGCTGCTGTACTCAGTGACCTTTGTCACCCAGCCAATCAAGTCAATGGCTCCCATTGATCAGGCATACACCAAGATGCTCAACGACATTGTGCTGCTGATTGTTGGTGGTATCGGCGGCATTGTGGGCAAACGCGCAGTCAG